GTTTATTGCCGTTGATGTACTTAAGGAAATGTTTCCTGACCACGCAGAAAAAATTGAAGTAGCTAGCTCGCAAAACATCAGCGATTGGTCCAGCGGTGTCCGCAAAGTAAAAACTCCAATGTTGCAGGTGGTGGAGGGTTGGAAATTACCCAGCGGCCCCAAAGCCGATGATGGTAAACATGCAATTGTACTTGACAACATAACTTTGTTTGAAGAGCCCTACACACTACCATACCTTCCGTTTGTTTTTTGGCGTTGGGGCGTCAGGCCTTTAGGCTTTTGGGGTCAGGGTATTGCAGAACAGCTTACCGGCATCCAGTTAGAAATAAACAAAATTCTCCGCACCATTCAAGTGTCGATGCACCTAGTTAGTGTGCCCAAAATTTTTATTGAGGCAAGTTCTAAAATCGTAGAGAGTCATTTAAACAATAAAATTGGTGGAATTGTTAAATACGTTGGCCAGCCGCCTATTGAAGGCAAACTTGGCTCTATTCCTCCTGATTTGTTTAGCCATTTAGACCGATTGTATGCACGAGCCTACGAGGTTATTGGAGTTTCGCAGCTTGCGGCCCAGGCTACCAAGCCTCAAGGCCTAAACAGTGGTAAAGCTTTAAGAGAATTTAACGATATTGAATCAGAACGATTTATGAGCGTTGCTCAACGTGATGAGACGGCCACTCTTGAGGCAGCCAAGCACCTAATCGACCTTGGCAAGCAGATAAACGAAGAGTTTGGCAACTACCAAGTCAAAACGCGGGGTTCCAGCAGCATGGAGGTCCTAAACTGGGACGACGTGCACCTAGACGACGACAAATATATTATGCAGTGCTTTCCAGTGTCTGCGTTGTCAAAGTCACCTGCTGGCAGATTGCAAGACGTGCAAGAACTTATGGCGGCAGGGCTTATTGGCAAAGAAGATGGCATGAAGCTGCTAGACTTTCCTGACCTGCAACGGTTTTATAACTTTAACAACGCCGGTCTAGAAAACATTGAACGAACTATCGAAATATTTATTGATAAAGGTACTTATAGTACCCCCGAGCCTTATCAGAACTTGCAACTTGGCATCGTAAAAATGCAACAAGCCTATTTGATGTATAAAGACTCTAATGCCCCAGAAGAAAAACTGGAGTTGTTTAGACGTTGGATTGAGGATGCACAATCCCTGCTCAAAAAAGCCGAACAGCAAGTGCAAGAACAACAAGCAATGTTAGCACAACAACAAGCAGTAATGGACCAAAACGCAGATATGCAGGCAGCCCCCGAGCCCGGAGTTCCGGTGCCCAGTTTGCCTCCAGTAGTTGCTTAGGCAACCTCAATAGCGGCCTACGCCAACACCCGCTACCCTAGCCAAAAACAATTTAATTTGCTTTAAAAGCCCTAGGCCGGGCTATAGGCCGACTTGCGCAATTATGCGTTGGTCATAACGAAAAGAGAATATATGCAAGACTCCAACTCATCGGCAGAAGTACCGCAATATGGCGGCTCCACAGTCGAAGCCCCAGTTGCAGACGCGGTTGCTGCTGATGCGGCACCCGTAGAGGCCCCCAAAGCCGAAGTAACTGAAGCAGAACAAAAGTTTGCTGCCCGATTTGCTGCCCTCAGCCGCAAAGAAAAGCAAATGCGACAACAGGAATCAAAGCTACAACAGCAAATGCAAGAGTTGCAAGCTAAGTTACAGTCATTTGAAACAGAACAAAAAACATTCGAGCCCTTTAAGGCAATTCCAGACCGTTTAAAGCGTGAGCCCATTAAAGTGTTGCAAGAGCAAGGCTTTACTGTAGAGCAGTTGGCTGAAATGATTTTAAACGACGGCAACCCTACCCAAGACATGAAAATGTCAGAGTATGAGCGTCGTATGAGCCAAAAACTAGAAGAAATGGAAAAAAAGATTGCAGAAAAAGAGGCCAAAGAGCAGGAAGCCAAATATTCTGCAGCCGTTGAGCAGTTTAAAGGCCAACTTGTTGATTTCATTAACAAAGACGAAACTTATGAGTTAATTAAGGCAAATGACCAGGCTGATTTGGTGTTTCAAATCATAGAGCAGCACCACGATGAAACTGGCGAGATTTTGTCTAACAAAGAAGCATGTGATGCAGTCGAAGAATACTTGCTCGAAGAAGCCAAAAAGCTTGTAGACCGCGAAAAAGTCAAAAAGTTACTGCAACCCCAACCGCCAAAAGCCCCTCAAGGAAAGTCGTCACCTACACTTTCAAACGCCCAAGCAGCACAGGCGTCTTCCAAACCAGGCCGCAAATTAAGTGAAGATGAATCAAAAGCCGAAGCAGCTAAACTGCTGAAGTGGAATGATTAATTGCGTTAGTAGTGCAGCTACGCGCAAAACGATGCACACCCTCGTTTTTATGGGCAATGGTTGCTTATAAAAGCATAATTTTAATTTAAAAGGACTAAAAATGTTAGACATTACAAGCTTTGCTGCGGCTTTGAAGCAGCACTATACGGATGACCGTGTACAAAATATGGTGTACTCGGACAACCCGTTGTTGGCAATGTTGCCCAAGATGGAATCGTTTGGGGGCAAAAACCTACCAATTCCAATCATTTACGGTAAATAAGGGTTGCCGTAATAAAATTGGCGTGTATCGGTGAAGGCTGAAATGCTAATACCGAGAGCCAGTCTCAGAATGAGACGGTTTGTAACGCGTAGGCAATATAAATTTGCCCAAGAGCCGCCAACATGCTACCTTAGTATTTAAGGAGCATGAAAATGTACGCTGAACTTACCAGAAAAACATGTAGTCGCTGCAAGAAAGCTAAGGTGCTTGCAGAGTTTCAAAAAGATAGTAGAAGCTTAACGGGGCTCTCTTCCAAATGCAAAGATTGCATTAAAGAGCGTCGAAAAAAGCAAAAAGACTATGATAAAAGGTACTGGAAAAAGTGGTCAGCCGAAAATGCTGAAAAACTTCGAGAAAGGGACGTTGGTTACAATCTAAAACGCAAGTTTAATATGACAGTGGAAGATTATAATGTTCTTTTACAAAGTCAAAACAATACTTGCGCTACTTGTGACAAAACGCACTCTAGTAACGGAAAAAGATTAGCGGTAGACCACTGCCACGTTACAGGTAAAATTAGAGGGTTATTGTGCAACGAATGCAATACCGCTTTAGGACTTGTAAAAGAAAATCCAGTAGTTTTGTTGGAACTTATAGACTACTTAAATGGTAAGAAATAGGGGATAAAAAGCCCTTATGATAACAGGCCAAGGCGAACCCGCAAGGCCGGTCGGCTGTGTTTTCAACTGCACAGGCCAACAAAACTAATTCGCAGCTGAAAGACTTTGTCTTGACTCGCAATAGCGATTATTCGCTTGCAAGCATTTCAAACGAAGTTCTTGAGGCCTCCAAGGGCAACGCAAATGCGTTCATGGAAGCAGCAACCACTGAAATCGACGGTGCAATCCAGTCTGCAACTCGCAGCTTGGCAGTAGCCATCTATGGAACTGGTTCTGGTACTATTGGGCAAGTTGCTAACTCTTCTTTTGCAACACCTGTACTGACGCTTGTAGAAGCTGCTGATGTTACTAACTTTGAAGTTGGTATGAAGTTGGCTGTTTCTGCTACTAACGGTGGCGGTTCAGTAAGAGCAGGTACTTTGTCTGTAGTTGGCGTTGACCGCGATGCGGGCACTGTAACTATGTCAGGCAACTTGTCTGCAGGTATTGCTGCAATTGCTCAAAACGACTTTATCTCGGTACAGGGCGATTATGATGCTAAAGTAAAAGGACTAAGAGCTTGGCTGCCTGATTCGGCTCCGACTTCGTCTCCTTTCTTTGGTGTTGACCGCACTGCTGACGTAACTCGCTTGGGTGGAATTCGTTTTGACGGTTCGGCTATGCCAATCGAAGAAGCGTTAATTTCTGCAGCTAGCCGTGTTGCTCGCGAAGGCGGCAAGCCTGACCATTGCTTCATGAACTATGAGCAGTATGCAGACTTGGAAAAAGCACTTGGTAGTAAGGTTCAGTACATTGACCTTAAGGCAACTGCTGAAATTGCGTTCCGTGGTATTGTTATTAACGGACCCCGTGGACCCATCAAGTGTATTCCTGACCAAAACTGCCCTGCTGGACGTGCTTTCATGCTTGACCTTAAAGTATGGAAACTCTACAGCCTTGGTAAAGCACCCAAAATCT